GCCTTTGGCATGGGATAATCGGATCATGGGTATCCTCGATCGCCTCCTCGGGCGCAAGGCAATGGCCGATCCATCCGCGCCGCTTCCGCTCCCGCTCGGACAATCGCGGGATATCTACCTCACCGGCTACGGCTCTGGCCAGCTCGTATCGATGCTCCGCCGTGTCCTCCCGGGATCCCACCGGGACTGGTCCAACGTTGCAGGAGACCTCGGCCTCAACAGCGTCATCGCGCCGGCGATGGACTGGTACGTTCGCAACTGGCCCCAAGGTACGCCGCGGGTCATGCGGCGCGTGGACTCCCAGCAGTCCGAGCCCGTCGAGGACCACCCGATCGTCCAGCTGATCGGCGAACCCGAGCCCGGCATGGTCGGCAATCTGCTCTGGGGATGGGTGATCCAGGATTACAAACTGTTCGGGAACGCTTACCTGCGGAAGCAGCGCCTGGCGGGACCGGGATCGCAGGTGGTGGCTCTCCAGTACCTGCCGCAGGACATGGTCCGACCGGTGGGCGATGGGCGAAATCCGCTGACGCACTTCGTTTACACCACCGATGGGCGGCAGTACGATCTCCCGATCGAGGACGTGATCCATTTCCGGTACGGGCGCGATCCTTCCGACATGAGGCTCGGGCGGTCCACGGTGCAGGCGGTGCTCCGCGAGATCGCGACCGACAATACCGCGAGCTCCGCGGCATTCGGCCTTCTGAGCAACGGTGCGATGCCGAGCATCATCGTCGGCCCGGATTCCAACGGTTCCGCGCAGGTCGATATCTCGCCAGACGACGCCCAGCAGGTCAAGCGAAGCCTCCGCGAGAACCTCACCGGCGACAACGCGGGCGGCATCGTCGTCATGTCCGGCCCGTACAAGATGGACAAGGTGAGCTTGACGCCATCCGAGCTCGCCCTGGACTCCGTGCGACGTGTACCGGAGGAGCGTATCTGCTCCGCTCTCGGCCTCAACCCCATGGTGCTCGGCCTCGGCTCCGGGCTCGATCGCTCGACCTACAGCAACTACGAGCGGGCGCAACAGGCGGCATGGGAGGACGGCATGGTGCCGCTCATGCGGGCCGTGGCCGATACGCTCACGGTATCGCTCCTGCCGGACTTCCCCGAATCGCAGGAAGGCGACTTCATCGAGTTCGACCTTTCGGGCGTCCGCGCCCTGATGGACGACCGCCAGAGCGAGGCCGAGCGGGCGGAGCGGCTCTACAAGGCGGGCGTCGCCGATCTGGCAGAGGCCAAGCGCATCGCGGGTCTCGAGGCCGCGCCCGAAGACGAGGGCGTCATGCATCCCGACGCCACGCCGGCCGCGGAAGCCGCACCTCCGATTCGATCCACCCAGATCGATGCGACAAAGTCCCACCCAACCGCGGCGATGCAGGAGGCCGCTCGCAGAGCACTCGCGTGGAAGGAAGAGGGACGGCCCGGCGGTACACGGGTCGGTCTCGCCAGGGCGAACCAGATCGCGAACGGCGATCTGATCAGCGAGGACACCATCCTGCGGATGCACTCTTTCTTCAGCCGGCACGAGGTCGACAAGGAGGCCGAAGGCTTCTCAAAGGGCGAAGAAGGCTTCCCATCTCCCGGCCGCGTGGCATGGGACCTCTGGGGAGGCGACGCCGGGCAGGTCTGGGCCGCGCGGCTCCGCGACAAGATCATGCGCGGCGAGAAGCTTCCTACCAAGGCGGACGCCTGCGACCACGGCTCGGAGGTGCCGTATGAAAGCCACCCTTTCTACGGGTGGTCGAGCATACCTCCGGCCGAGCGGTAAAGCGTACCGGCCAGGAATCAGAACTCTACCGGGCCGCGCAGGCCTTCCGCAATGGCCTCCTCAAGGGCGAGGAGACCGCGGTGGGACGGATGCGCGGCATCTACGCCGAAGCCACGGCGCAGCTCAAGCGTGAGCTGATGGCCCTCGAAACGCGGCTTGCCGAGCGTGAGGCCCAAGGCAAGCCTCTCGCGGATGCGGCGATGGCCATGCGCGATCGCCTGGAGCGTCTCATCGAGCAGACCCGTCAACGCCTCGCGGACGTGAGCGGCGAAGGTGTTCGGGTGGTCTCCGACGGCCAACAGACCGCGCTCGAGTTCGTGAACGCCGGAACAGGCGAGCTCCTCGCGGCCTCCACCGGCGACCCGAGCCGCGCCGCGGGCATCCTCGCGGGATTCGATCGGCTCGACGACGAGGCGATCCAAGCGTTCGTCGGCTTCTCATCCGACGGCTCCCCACTTGCGGTCCTGTTCGACCAGATCGCGACCGATGTTCCCAACGCACTCCAGTACACCCTCGCCAGCGGGATCGCCCAAGGACGCAATCCGCGGGCGGTGGCCCGTGAGATGTCCGCGCTGGCGAGTCTACCGCGCCGGCGGGCAGAGACGATCGCCAGGACGGAGATGATCCGCGCGGCCCGCGAAGGCCAACGTCTCCAATACGGAAGCAACCCCGCGGTGACCGGCTACCGCCGCGTTGCGGCGCAGGATGCCCGTGTCTGCCCGGCTTGCCTCGCGCTATCAGGTACGCTCCACAAGACGGCCGAGATCATGCCGAGCCATCCCAATTGCCGGTGCGTCATGGTGCCCGTGACGCCGAGTCTGGCCGAGATCACCGGCGATCCATCGATCCCCGACCTGAGGCCGGGACCGGTGACGCCCGAGATCATCATGGCTGGTCTTTCAAAGTCAGAGCTGCGCGGTATCCTCGGGCCCGCGCGGCTTGAGCTGCTCGATCAAGGCTATCCTCTGGCCGACATGGTCGAGGTGCGGATGGACCCGCGGTGGGGACCAACGACGCGGGTGAAGCCTCTTAAGGAGCTGGAGGTGGGATAATCGGAGCATGGACGATATGGCGACCATCATCGCGGATGCGGTCAAGAGCGACCGCCTGGGACACGTCAAGGGCTACCTGGTACGCTTCGGCGACCCGAGCAAGGCCGATCTCGAGGGCGAGTACTTCACGCCCCAGACCGACTTCGGCTTCCCCATCAAGGCTGGTCAGCGCATCCCGCTGAACGTGTACTACCACCACGGCATGGATTCCAAGGTGGGGCGCAAGAGCATCGGCACGGGCTACATCAAGGCCGACGACACGGGCCTCTGGTACGAAGCGCAGCTCGACATGGCCGACGAATATGCCGCGATGGTTGCCAAGCTCTGCAAGGAAGGCAAGATGGGCTACAGCTCGGGCGCGGCCGGCCATCTCGTCGAGCGCAAGAGCGTTGGCGGTGCTTCCGAGATCACGCGGTGGCCTATCGCCGAAGCCTCGATCACGCCGACGCCCGCGGAATGGCGCAACGGCGTCAAGTCCATCGAGGACTGGTACGGAATGGAGATGCCGGAGATGGACGAAGGCGAGATGGAGATGCCGGAACCGCCGGCCGAGGGAATGGACCCGACGACGTTCGCCGACGAGACCTTCGCCCAGGAGCTCCGGTTCGAGGTGCTCCACGAGGCGATCGAAGCCTACTACGAGGCGTTGTGCCGCGGTATCGAGGGCGTGGCGATGTTGCCCGCCGGCGACCGCTCGGCCTTCGTGGTGGCCCTCCTGGAAGCCTTCTCGGGCCGATTGTCCGACATGGTCGGGCAGATTGGCCTTGATGCCAAATCGCTCCAGCGTGTCTCGCCGGACACGCTCCGAGCGACTGAACGTCGATTGCGGGATGCAATCGGCCTGAGCCGGTCCGATGCCAAGCGGCTGGCACCGGAGGTTTGGGAACTCCTGCGGGACGCAGGCCAAACCAAGGGGACGGACTTCACGCCGGACACGCCGCCGGCCACGTCGACCTCGATGCGGGAGGATATGCTTGCCCGCATCAACTACCTCTTGGAGATAGTATGAACATCGAACAACTGAACGAGAAGCGCAATACGCTCCTCGCCACCGCCCGCGAGCTGGCCTCCAGCCCCGAAGGCGACCTCGCCCAGGTGAAGTCCTGCATGGCCGAAGCCGAGCAGATCGCCCAGCGCATCGAAGCCGTGAAGGCTCTCGGCGAGATGGCCCCCGTGGCCTCGAAGCCGGCCCAGATCGACGAGCCTTGGAAGTCCGGCGGCGTGGTCAAGAACCCGTTCACCGGCTCGCGCGACGAGGCCAACTACAAGGCGTATGCCTTTGGGCAATGGGCCCGCTCGATCATGGGCAACAAGAAGGCCGCGGACTGGGTCAAGAACAACCTCAAGGCCCAATCGGAAGGTACGACCACCGCTGGTGGTTTCACCGTTCCCGACCCGCTCTCGAGCGACCTGATCTACCTTCGGGAAGGTTACGGTATCGGTCGGCAGAACTGCCGCGTCTACCCGATGTCCGCTGACACGCTCCTGGTTCCCAACGCCACGGCGTCGACCACGGTCTACTACCCGGGTGAAAACACGGCTATCACCGCGTCCGACCTTACGTTCGCTCAGGTGAGCCTCACCGCCAAGAAGATGGCCGTCCTCACGCAGGTTTCCAAAGAACTTGCCGAGGACTCGGTGATCGACTTTGGCGCGACGCTCGCTCGGGATATGGCGTTTGTGATGGCGAAGGAAGAAGACCGCGTGATCTTCAACAACGCCACGGATGCGACCTCCGGCATCGATGGTGCGCTCTGGGCGGTCTACAACCTGAACGCGACCAAGGCCAACATCGCCTCGCTCGTGCTCTTCACGACCGCGCAGACGATCACCTACAGCCCGACCCTGGCGAACCTTGCGACCATGGTAGGCAAGCTCCCGACCTACGCCGCGAATGCCAAGTGGTATATGCACAAGGAGATCTGGTTCAACGCCATCGCGCCGTTGCTCCAAGCTCTGAGCGGCAACGCGATCGGCGATATCCAGAACGCCTACGGGCCCAACCCGACCCTGTTCGGGTACCCCGTGGTGTTCGTGCAGAATATGCAAAAGACGCTCGCCGCGTCGACCCCGTATATCCTGCTCGGCGACCTCTCGATGGGTTCCGTCTTCGGCGACCGCCGCGGCGTCACCATCGATGTCTCCGACCAGCGGTACTTCGTGGAAGACTCGCTGGCGTTCAAGGGCACCGAGCGGTTCGCCTTCTCGGCGTTCGACACGGGCAACGTGAGCGCCACGGCTTCGGCCCGCGTTCCCGGCGCCCTCATCGTCGGTGCTTCCCAGGCCACCTGATACGGGCTTTGGCTGATCGGACCCTCCCGGTGGACGCACCGGGAGGGTTTCTCTTTTGTGGGATAATCCAACCATGGGACTCACCCGATCCGAGGCTATTGCTCGCGTCTCCCTCTGGTGCGATGCGACCGCGTACCCCGAGGTATCGACGACCGATATCGGCACGGTGGTCGACCAGTTCGAGCGGTTCAGCTCCTGGACGGCCGCGACGGCCTATAGCGTCGGCTCTCGGGTGGTCCCGACCACGCCCAATGGACGCGTGTACGAGTGCCGCACGGCGGGCACGACGGCCTCGACCGAGCCCGACTGGCCGACCGCGCCTGGCAACCTGTTCCAAGGCTGGGCCTACTCGGAGGGACCATCCGATCCCCAGCTTCTCTGGGTGGACGTCGGACCAGCGCACGTCGAGCGGTACGATGTCCGCTCCGCGGCGCGGCAGGTCTGGCTCATCAAGGCGTCCCGCGTGGCCGGCGAGATCGATGCCAAGGACGGCGCTCAGGATGTCAAGCTCTCGCAGCTGCGGACGCATTGTCTCGGGCAGGCGGAGGTGTTTCGTCCGCTGGTGATCATCTGATGAACACCGGTCTGCGCGAGCGTCTATCGGCCCGCTTCGTGGCGCGGCTTTGTCCCGACACCGTCGAGGTGCACCGCTTCACGATGACCGCGGACGGGCGTGGAGGAACGACGCTCTCCTGGCGCAAGATTGGGACGCACAAGGGGCGCATGACCGCGGGGATCGGGACCGAGACGCAGGTGGCTGGTGGTATCGAGGCGGTAAGCCGATGGGCGCTACTCTTGCCGTTGTCGGCCGATATCGAGCCACGCGACCGGGTCTACATACCGGGCGACAACAACCGATATTGGGAAGTGACTGGCAGCGATGCGGGGACGACGGACCTGCTTATCCAGCACATCGACCTCGAGGAGCGTGCGCAATGACACTCGACAGCGGATGGGCCGCGGTGATCGTTATGGGCATCATCGCCATTGGTGGTGGTGTTGGCAAGCTGATCCATATGATGTACAAGATGGAGGCCGAGATCACCGGGACGGCGGCCACGCTCAAGGACCATGGGCGACGGCTTGACTCTCTCGAAAACGAGGTCAAGAACGTCTTGCAAATTATCCTAAGGCACGGCGCGCAATGAACCAAGACAAGATCATTGGGTTCGTGATCAAGGTATTCGCGGTGATCGGATGCGCGATCATGGCCTACCAGTTCATTACCGTCGTTGGCGGTTTTTCGGAGGCATGGTGATGATCCGCAATGTGTCGATCAAGAGGCTGGTCACGGTGATGCTGGCGACGACTATCGCGGTGGTATCTCCGGCCATGCAACAGGCGTTTGCAACTCCCATGCCGCAGGAGGCAGGTCTGGAGGAGATCGCCGCGCGGATCAAGCTAGCGGGGTTGATGAGCGTCAACGCGTTGATCCCCGCGATGGTCGGTACGTTGATGGGCTTTTTCACCCGCGCCGATAAGACCGAGCCGCTGTTCGCGCTGGGGAATGGTAAATGACCGCTATTCAATTGAACTTGATCGACAAGGTAGTGGATAGTGAAGGCAAGGTCGAATTCAAATTCGACGACAATATCACTATTCAATTCAATAGCGAAGATGCGGTGGTCGTATTCTGCCAAGAATTTACAACACCGATCGACCTGATGCGTCAATTCGCGATCGCTTATTCAACCGACCATGGTGGACTCGGTCAATGCGCGATTACCTATGATCTATTTGATGCCAATGGGAACATCATGAAGGCGGCAGGATAATGGGCGTTTCAATGGTTTTTGGGGCGGAATTCCCATTCCCTTCTGCTACTGTCACCGCAACGAATCAAGCATTTACTTCTACGGCCACAATAATCGGCATTGAAATTCAAGCCGAAGAAGCGGCGACCATTACGACGCTGGGAGTCAGGTTCGCGAGTGTTACCGGTACACCGGGCGCGATGCGTGTCGGCATGGAAACGGTCGGTACGGATGGACGCTATACCGGCACATATCTTGGAGGATCTACAAATTACGTTGATTTCTCAAGCTGGGCCGGTTACACGGCTGGCACGTTTGCGACGATCACCTTGCCAACATCCGTTACCTTGACTCGCGGTCAGGTCTATGTCGTGACATTCCGTCCACAAGGTACATGGAATACATCGAATCAAGCTAGTTTGACGTACAAGTGGGCGAATACGGTAATGCCGCTAACCGCCCCTGGCTACGCTATGAACCAAACGGGAAAGGTCGTCAACTCAAATCTTCCATGCGTATTGATTCGGTCTGCGACAATGGCATATGGTTGGCCGATTGAAAGCTTCACTGCCGAAACAATTGGCAACAATGTCGCGCTTACGAATGACGAGGTCGGAATGAAATTTACCATTCCAACCACTTATGGTACGTCTTTCAAAGTACGCGGATTCCGATATGGATCCACCGGAATGTCTGCCGGATCGCTTCGGGATTATACTATATACGATTCCACAGGTACATCCGTGATCCAGCAATATTCAGGATATGACGGTGATTACGTTGCATCGAATGGCAGCATTACATCGGTGCACCAAATCTATTTTACTGATACGACATTGCCTACATTGAATATGGGTACAGAATATTTGATTGCAATCAAAACGAACAGTACTGCAAGCAGCGGCGATGGTGTTACGAAATTGAATTTCAACAATTCGACCGATTATAAGGCACTTTGTTCCGAAGGCAACCTTTCGAGCGTTGGCCGCAAGGCTGGCGGTTCGTGGTCGGCATTGTCGAATAATGCGATCATCCCGTTTCACCTGCTGATTGATTCGATCACGGTGCCGAGTGGCGGCGGGAGCGGCGGTTTGTTGGTCCATCCCGGAACGGCGGGGGGCATGAGAGGCTAACATGAAAGAGATTCTCAAGCGCGGCGCGACCAGCAACATTCTCCGCGTGTTCCTTCAGGATTCGACCGTCACGACCGGCGCGGGGAAAACGGGTCTAACCAACGCATCGAGCGGACTGATCATCTCGACCATCGCCGATCTGGAGGCGACCGCGACGACCTACACCTCTGCGGCCTCCAACGTCGAGACCATCACGACGCTCGGCACGTTCGCCGCGCCGACCGCCGGTAAATGCCGATTCAAGGAGGTCGATGCAACGAACTTCCCCGGCGTGTATGAGATCCAGATTGCCGATGCGCGGTTCAACGTCTCCAACTCGACTCAACTGCTGGTATCGATCCAATGCACCGGTGTCGCGCCGGTGTTCGCGGAATACCAGTTGATCGCGGTTGACCTGCTTGATACCGTGCGTCTCGGCCTCACCGCGCTACCCAACGTGGCGAGCGGCTCCGCTGGTGCGATCATCACCAGCGGCACCGGAACGGCGCAGCTCGCGACGACGAGTGGCAACGTCACGGTCGGTACGAACAACGACAAAACGGGATACTCGCTCACGCAAGCGTTCCCGGCGAACTTCTCCTCGCTCGCGATCACGGCTGGCGGTGCGGTCACCGCCGGGACGGTCTCGGACAAAACGGGATACTCGCTAACGCAAACCTTCCCGGCAAACTTCTCCTCGCTGGCGATCACGGCTGGTGGCATCGTGACGGCCAACACGACGCAGCTCGCTGGTCAGACGGTCACCGCCGCGGCGGGCGTCACGTTCCCGACCTCGGTCTCGAGCCTCACCGCGGCCAACGTCTGGCAGACCGATATCAGCGGGTACACCACGGCGGGCTACGCCGGGACGTATCTCAAGGGCGCGGGATCGAGCGGAGACCCGTGGTCGACGGCGATACCGGGATCGTACGGTGTCGGTACCGCGGGCTACATTGTTGGCAACAACCTAAACGCTTCGATCACCAGCCGCATGGCCTCCTATACTCAACCGACCGGCTTCCTCACCGCGACGTTCCCAACGACCGTGGCAAGTACGACCAACATCACAGCGGCGACCGGCATCACGCTGGCGGCGGTGACTCATACCGGCGCGACGATTCCGACGGTGACCACGGTCACCAACGCGGTGACGGCCGGCACGGTATCGGACAAAACCGGCTACAGCCTGGCGACCAGCCAAACGTTCAATACCACCGGCTCGGTCGGTAGTGTCACGGGCGCGGTGGGATCGGTGACTGGTGCTGTTGGATCGGTCACCGGCAATGTGGGAGGCGATGTCTCCGGCAAGGTGCTGGGTGGTGGCGCATCCTCGATCACTGGCGATGGCGTCCGCGCATCGAGCGTGACCGGAGCGGTCGGATCGGTCACCAGCGCGGTCACGGTCGGGACGATCAACGCCAACGTGATCACCGCGGCGTCCATCGCCACCAACGCCATCGATGCGGACGCGATCGCGGCGGATGCCGTCACCGAGATCCAGTCGGGCCTCTCGACGCTGACCGCGGCGCAGGCCGAGAATGCCGTGTGGAATGCCACCACGGCGTCTCATACGACCGCTGGTACCTACGGTCAATTGATCGTCCGCACGGATGGCACCAACGGCAACGAGGTCAAGGTAACCGCGGCGCATCATATCGCGGCCGATATCCACGAGGTCCAGCCCGCAACGTTCGCGGACGCGGACTGGGCGGCTGGATCAACCTACGCCAAGCTGGCGACGCTCATCGAGGCCGACAGCCCGACTGGTTACCGGTACACCACCCAGGCGCTCGAGCAGGCACCTACCGGCGGCGGTGGCGGATCGACGACCGTCCGCATGGGGCCGTTCGAGGTCAAGGCCGACGGTGGCGGAGCGGATCAGCCGCTCGACCTGCAAAAGGGCGCGACGCACGGCATCGACTGCACGTTGGTCGATGGCACCGGTACGGGCATCGATCTGACAGGCGCGACGCTCTCGGCCAAGGTGTACAACTCCGCTGGCACGCTCGTCGAGACGCTAACCGGGACGGCAACCTACGCTGCCGGTGGATCGCTCACCTGGACGATCACCACGACGACGACGAACACCGCGGGAACCTACACCGCCACGATCACCCGCACCACGGGCGCGTCGGACACGCAGGTCTTCGGTCCGCTCCGAATCTATGTGAGGGAGGTTTGAGATGGCCGAGATTATCGATCTCTATGAGGATCCCGACAAGGTCCAGCAGGTCGGAGCTTGGACTGGCGACTGGCACGTGTACGTCGTTCGTCTGGTCGACGAGCTCGGATCGCCGATCGACATCACGACAGGCACCTTGTCGGCCACCTACACGAACATTGCCACGGGCTCGGCGTACTCGTTTGGAGGCGGTACGGTAACGCTCACTAAACAGTACTCGGCGCAGGGCATCGTGTCGGTTCTCAATCCGGCGGCCTATCCCACGTCCGCGCTGGTGCGGCTCACGATCGGCTTTACCGTCGGTAGCGTGGTTCGGCGGTTCGGCCCGCTCGAGATCAAGGTGCTGGCGCCGTGATCCGGTTTGGTTTCAAGGCCAACGTGAAGGGCTTGGATCGATACATCGCCAACCTCGACAAGTTCGAGATGGTTGTGATGGCGACTGCGGCGAACATCGAGGGCGACGCGAAACAATCGATCCTCATCAACTCCGGCAAGTTCAACCCATCGAAACGCGGCGCTAAGATCCATTGGTCCTCGCTTCCGGGCAATCCGCCAAACAGCGACCTTGGGAACCTTGCCGCGAGCATCCGCCACCGGAAGATCAACCGGACCAAGGCCGAGGTGAACGTGGGTGTAGAGTACGGTATCCCGCTCGAGATCGGTTGGATCGCGGAGAATGGGAACCATGTCCCGGCCAGACCGTTCCTGGCGCCCGCGGTAGGCCGGCATGAGAAACCATTCGTGGCCGCGATCAAGGCGGTATTGAAAGGAGGCCGCTGATGTCTTTCGAGCCTGGCGTGATCGAGGGATGGATATACGGAACGCTGGCCGCGGACTCCACGCTGGATGATCTGCTGGCGGCGGACAACCTCCCAGCGAACTACCAGCAGGGCATCTACAATACCGTGGCGCCCGAGATCGACCCGGTCTCGCGCAAGGCTCCGAAGTTCCCCTATGTTGTATTCGCCATGGGCGGAAGCAGCGAGGACGAGGCGGCGCTTTGCGGTTCTCGAGCGTTCGCCAGGCCGAGCTTCAGGGTCACGGTATGGGATAATCAGAGCGGGAGCATCTCGATGCTCCGCGCCCAACAGATCATGGACCGGATCGACACGCTCCTGGACAACCAGACGGTGACATCGACCAGCCCGAGGTTCTACTTCCGGCGCGGCAGCACGGCCGAGAGCTTCGCGCTCAACACCGGAGGACGCACCGATATCGGCGTGACGGCGGTCTACAACGCGATCACGCAGTCGTAAGGACAACCAACCATGCCATTCTCTCGAACCAGCGCCTTGATCGGCGAAAACTGCACCGTAACCATTGCCTTCGGTGGCTTCCAGGACGGGACTCCGGCCACGTTCACGGCGGAAACCTATACCTGTTTGGCCCGTTCGATTCGCGCCTCCACGACGGTGGCGACCACGGATGTTTCGGCCCTCTGCGATGTCTCCAGCAAAGCACAGGTCACCAAGGCGGCGGGATCGCTCGAGATGGAGCTGCTGGTCGATTCGGTGGTCGGACCGATCTGCGCGGAGAAGGAAGGGTACTACGCCCAGATCGTCTTCACGCTTGGTGGCTTGACCGCGGCGATCAAGACGTATACTGGCGTCGTGACCGCCTGGGGCGTAAATGCCGCCAACTCCGAAGCGGTCACCGAAACCATGACCGTGACGCTCGGTGCGAACGGCGTGGCGACCGCCTGGGACTAAATGGCACTAGGACAACTCAAGAGCGTACCAAAAGACCCCGACGGCGGCATCCTGACAATCGACTTGTCGGATGTCGCCGGAGAGGGCGCGGCCTTCCGATTCCGGTCTCCAAAGGCCGCGGACCTGTTCCCCGATTCCAAGCTTTTGCAGGAGCTCCGGATCGGATACGCCGAATTTCCCGAGCCGTTGATCTACCAGATCTACATCCTCGGACGGTGCTACGTTCCTGCTCCAGGTGACGACGGGGAGAACCCGTACAGGGCGTTCGCAGACCTCGGTCGAGCGAACGCTTCGGTCTTTTACAGACTGCTCACGGAGTTCATGGCATGGTCTCCGATGGACGGTTTGGAAGTCAGGATCGACGAAGCAAAAAACGCATCCGCGGTGTAGCTGGGCTGGTCCTCTACTACACCGTGAAGTACCTGCATCGCCATCCGAGCGAAGTGGATCTGGACCTCGACCAGATCGCCGAGGTGGCGATGATTGCTCGGGAGATCGAGGAGAGGCAAGCCGAGATGCTCGGCATGGGATAGACGATGAAGATCGCAACACTTAGCGCCACGGTATCGGTCGAAGGGGTTGCCCAGTCGATCTCCCGCCTCGATGCGTTTCAGGAAAAGCTCGGCAAGGTCAGCTCCGCTGGCGAGGGGCTTGGCCGGGCGCTGGGTGTTGCTGGTGCGGCATATGGCGCATACGCAATGGGGCGATCGGCCCTTGAAGCCGCGGCGCAGATGGAGGCCCTTCAGATAGCACTGAAGGGGAACACGCGAAGCAGCGAGGAGTTCGCTCAGGTCACCAAGGATTTGGCCGAGATCGCGAAGCTTCCATCGATCAATCTGGAGCAAACCTACATGGGGTTTGTTCAGCTGCGTTCCGCCAAGTTCACGGTGAAGGAAGCCGAGCAGGCATTGGTCGCTATGGCCAAAGCCGCGACCGCCGCGGCGGCGGGTCCCGAGCAGTTCGGCCGCGCAATGCTCGCGCTTCAGCAATTGGCCAACTCTCCCAAGCCGTTGCAGGAAGAACTAGGCCAATTGCGGGAAGCACTAAACAATGCCAACAGCTTGATGGATCAAGCATTCGGCACGTCGAGGGCGGAAGATCTTGCGGCCTTGGGACTTACCGGCAAACAGGTCGCAATGGGTTTCATTGCCGCGGCTTCCGCGCTACCGGCGCTCGCGGGCGGTATCGGCAACATGATGGTCAACATGGAGGACTCGACACGAGCCCTCAACGTTTCGATCGGTAACCTGGTTTCCAAGTTCCTCGAGGCCTTTGGTCCGACTATTCAAGCCAACGTTGCCAAGCTGACTGGTTACTTCGACCAATTGTCGAAGAATCAGGGCGCCGTCGAAGCCCTGCTTAAAAACATTGTCGCGGCGTTGGCGGTTGGAGGGATCGTGGTTGGGATCAGCAACGTGATCAAGCTTGCCGCGGCTTTCGTCGAGGTTCAGAAAGCCCTCAAAGGCATCGTTATCGCGGAAGTGATCGCCACCGCATTGCTCGACCCGAAGAAAGCCGCGGTCGGTGCCGTTGCAGGTCTCGGAATAGCGACTGGCCTCGGATTTGGAATGAATGCTTTGATGAAAAGCTTGTTTCCAGACAAACCGATGTCGGTTCAACCTCCAGCGCTACCGGACGTTGGAGGAATGCCGAGCACGCCTCAATCGGTGGCGAGCAAAGCCGCCGCGGCGGCATCCGGCGGGAAGAACCTGAACTGGGCGCAAACCGTAACGCAGGCGATCATCGACGCGATCAAGACCGAGCAAAAGGCAGGCATGGATTCGTCGTACAGCAAGCTCGACCAGATCGAGGCGAACACGCGATCCGCGGCGGATTCCCTCAAGCTCGATCGACGCCTGGTCGGAGGCGGGCCAATCGCACAGATGGGCGCCACGGCGGCGGAGATACGGGCGGCTAACATGAGCGCCGGGAGTGGTTACGGTGTATCGAGCAACTCCATCTCCGGAGGCAACTACATCGAGCGTCACATTCGGCGAACCATCATGGACGAGATAAGGCGATCCGGCGGCTACGCCATTCCGCGAGGCTGATATGGCAACCGACTGGCCGCTCAAGGTCTACATCGACACCGCCAACCCAAGGCCCGATATCGGGCGGATCGTGGTCGCGGCGGATGGGACCTGCTGGGACAAGGCGGCAAGCGACTCATCGATCTATTTCGACGCGGTCACGAACACCGCGATGCTCATGCCGCTCTCGCTTACGCCGGAGTTCGAGACCACCTTTACCGGCGATTACGAGCGGTTCCCGGCGAGCAACCTGTCGTTTCCGACGCCCGCCAAGTGGGTAACGAATCAGGTCCGCGGGCAATACGACTACTGGCACGAATCCCTCGGCGTCAACGAGGTGGTGCAGAGCCGCAACAGCGCGGCGCCGAATCAGCCGATCTATATCGGAGCCTACGTCGACGGCGTCAAGGGTTCGTCGGATCGCGTGGTGCTCGAGGGCGGCTGGGGCTACGGTACGGCGGAGGAAGTCAAGGTTCAGCTCCTGGCATCCGGTCAGTACCGCGTCTGGAAGGGCGGTACGCAAGTCGGCCAGTACGCTCCAGGCGCGGATGCAAAGGATACCAAGCGGACGGCATACAATACCAGTTCGTCCCGCGGGCAGTTCCATGCGATGACGCTTGTACCTTGCCGGTATCGAGACCTGCTCATCATCGACGCCAACGGGTCCGCAATCTGCCATACCTTCAAGGACCTAGCGCCTCCGGATGGATCCGGACCATCCGTCCAAGTGATCACGCCTTCGGCTCCGATCTACTTCTACGTTCCAAGCGGCAAGGCCGTCGTGCAGCTGTACCAGGTACGTTTCAAGACCAGCGGCAACTTATACGGGCCGGTGACGCGGACGCGGTTTGCACTACCGAGCGGATGGGCGTACAGCGTCAACGATCTGGGCTACCACACGATGGGGCTCGGTACGTCCGGATCGCGGACGATCACGCTGGTGAATGCCGACGGGTCGTCATTGACGCTCAACGGGACGCAAGATCAGGTCCGGCTCAAGGTTGCCATGAGCGCATCGACGGCGTTCGATGGCATTGGCGTCTATTTTGCGGACGCCTACAGCAACACCAGCTCGGTCAATACCAGCAATACAAACGTCGACATCACGACCAAGGTGGAGAGCCTGGAGTGTAGCGTCGGGGAGGATGGCCGGGTTCAGGTCACGATGACCGCCCGTAAAAAGATGCTCACCGATGCTGGAGTCAACCGCCCTCATATCATCGCGAATCGCGCATTCGCGATCAGGTTGTCCAACGGCACGACAGAGCAGGACTTGGTTCGCGGCCAGTTCGATGCACCCGATATCGAGTACTTCGATCGAGATGATTCGGCAAACGCGGACTGGGCGCTGCTGACGTTCCGTGGCCAGGATTACATGGGCCTCCTCGATCGCATCTGGTTCCGCGACGTGATCGCATACGACAATACTCCGATTGTCTATATCCTCGAGGACCTGCTTTGCGAAGGTGGATTCGACTGCACCACGCAGGTCGACTATGATTCGGACTTTACGCCCGCGGCGACCACGATCGATGCTTCGCTCGACAAGTGGAGCCTGCTTCCGGATCGTGGCGACACTATCGGCAAATGGATCGACAAGCTGCATCAGGAGTACGCTCCGCTCTGGATCCGCGGATTCGGGCCTCCGATCGGATCTTTCGTCGAAACCTACGTCTTCCGCTGGCGCGACCCGGCGACGGTCTCGGTTACTCCGAAGGTGACCCTCTACCAATCGATCGCCACGGCCACCACGGCCGGCGTGTCCGAGGCACTGAGGCCGAAGCGTGTCATACGGCGGCTCACCGAAGTTTACGAGCGACCGGAAGCAAACCAGGTGCAGGTGCTCGGGCAAGACCCGCATACCGGCGAGCTGCTCTGGGCGACGATGAACGATGACGCATCGCAGGATCCCAGCCTCGCGCCATCCGCAAGGCCCGAGAATTGGCTTGGAACGACGGAGCCGTTTTTGTACCAGGACCCGGCGATACATTCGCTCCCGGCGGTTGGTTACATTGCGCTTCAAATGGCTGGACGGTTGATGCCAGGGCGAACGGTAGTCGAGTGGGAATCTGATCTGCTGGTGGACTCGACGACGGATGTTCAGCTCTGGCTTGGGGACGTTGTCCGCATTATGCAACCGGACGGCACGACCACAAAGGGCGACTACCAGATCGTGGCGATCCCCAGTATCACGTTCGTCGACGAGGGCGACGGGTCGCGGTTTCGGACCCGCAATGTCCGATACAAAGCCATCAAGCTAAGGACACAATCCCTAGTGGGGAGCGACGCGAACAATAGCGGGATGTTCGGATTCCCGCGGTAAGGTAACAAGATCATGGCGAATTATCAGGTCAAAGACGCGAACGGCACGACGATCTACATGAGCTCGTCTGGCACGGGTGCTATCGGGGACCCGTTCGTCCCGGTTGCGACCCTCTCGGGGACGCTGGGCGGCGATGTCGCCAACGACGCGGTGGACTCCGGAAACCCGGTGAAGGTTGGTGGCAAGGCATTGTCCGCGAACCCGACCGCGGTGGCCTCCGGCGACCGGGTGAACGCGCTGTTCGACCTGCAAGGTCGTCTCATCGTGGCAAACACGATCCCAGAAGCTCTGGTCCGCGGCGTCTCCGCGGCCATTACCGGCACGTCCGATACCGCGGTGATCGCGGCCCAGGGTGCAGGTATCCGAATCTACGTCACCCATATCCAGATCTTCAACAGCCACGCCACGGTAGCGACGCAGGTCAACATCAAGGACGGCGCGACGACGATCTACTCGGCGTATGTAACGGCGGTCGGTGGGCAAACCAGCATCACGCTTCCCAGTCCGCTCAGGCTCACGGCGAACACCGCGCTCAACGCGGCGAACGTCACAACGGGGTCGAACGTGATCGTATCCGCCTCCGGCTTCATCGGCGCGTAAGTGGCGACCGTTGTCCTACGGGACGAGACGCTCACCGGGTCCGGCAACATATCCGGCAGGACGGTGGCGACGTTCTACGGCGACAACGTGCAACCGCCAGAGGACCCGCAGCATTCGGGAAGCACCAGCGGATCGGTATCGGTTACCGGTGGCGGAAGCCTGACGTGGTCGTCATGGACGAACAATACCGGGACCACGCCGGGAGCATATACCTACAAGGTCGGTTTCACGGTCACGGTGACCGATCCTCTTGGCAACTCGAGCACAAGCAGCGACGGAACCACGTTCACCGCCACCAGCAAAATCCAACCGGACGTGAGCGGAACCGGGACATGGTCGATCTCGATCGATGCCGAGCTTTGCCTCGATGTCACCAAGCCGACGATCCCGAGCGGCACTGGCGCCGGTGGTTATATGCCGGACCCTCCGACGGGTTACACATACCGCGTGTACTACCGGCGAAAGAACGGCGGAAGCTGGTCTATTTCGGCCTCCTGCGGCGCCGCGTCCGCCACGCGGTCAGGCACGTTCTCCAGCTCGACGGAGATCGGATGGCCGGACATCATCAGCTCCAGCGCTTCGGCGATCTCTACCCAGCTCTACGACGATACTACGCTCACGATCACCGGAGAGACTACGGGTACATGGCGCGGAGCCACGATCGCGACCGAGATCAGCAGTTCCGGATCGCATGGCGACGCCTACGCCAACAACACCAACGGCGTGAAGGCGATTGCGAAGTGCCTCACCAATGCCATTGGCGATACGGGGACAGCGAGCGCATCGCGTAACTTGGCGGTGCCTCTGACGTACAACCTGGGCGCGGCGCTTCGGGCGATGGAGGACGCATATCCCGAGACCATGACGCTCCGGTACGAGAGGGCCTTGACCACGGTCGATGCGACGCTCACGAGCGGGTCCTACTCCGAAGTAAGGACGTACCGGGATGAGGATAGCTCGACATCGGTCGTCGGCAACGGCACGACCGAGGATTCGGACACTTACGATTACCCAAATGATTTCGGCCCGATACAACTCGACCTCAAGACGAGCTCGATGGAGGCGTACGACGAGCCGACCGGCGATGCGGGGTTTCTGTTCAAGGACAAGAAGATCAACGCGCTGTCGATCGAGACGCCTGGTACATCGAGCAATCTGACCGGGTCGGATTCGGCACTTACCTATGGCGTTGAGCGGACATGGTCTCCTTGGCAAGGGCTCATGGGCTGGCGGTATCTGGAGGTCATCATCGCGGAGACCGGTGGCGCTTCCGCTGGCGCGGCGGTCACCATCAAGATCGGCTCCAAGGAATGGACAAAGGACCGAAACGGGTCGAGCCTCACCGCGCCTGGCTCGGGCAACAGCGCGACGTGGGAGATCGACCTCTGCTCACCGACGAGCGAGACCGCATCGACGGATGCCAACGACACGACGTACCCATACGCCCAGGACTGGACGGCGGACGGTGGCACCGAGGACTCGTATCCTCGGGCAGGAAACGGGCCATACACAGGCGTCCTTTCGGCGACGTCTATCCGCATCGAGGTCGGGACCAGCCGGACGTTCACCATCACCAGCATCAAGGGCAAACGAACGGTGGCGGATACGGTCTACTCCACCAACCTGCCGACGTACAACCGGTGGGTGCAGCAAAGACCGGACACGGTGGTATCGGCGTCGAACACGACAACGTACCACTACGTCCGCCAAAGCTACGAGGTCGACCTCGAGGGACGTCTGATCGCCGCGGAATGGTCGGACACCCAATGGGACAAGACCATCGCGGGTTCGACCGGGATCATTACCCATAGTTTGTACGAGCAGACCATCGAATGGCTTGCCGGAAGGATCAACGCCGCGAAGCTTTGTCCCGGATGGAGCGCCACCATAGTGGCTCCCGTATCCGGCACCGGCACCGCGGCTTGGTACAACCGGGAGCGGGAGATGCACGGCATCCTTGGAGGTGGTTACTTCTGGGTGCCGCCGGCGGGTGCGACGCCTGGATACTGGGCGAGCGGGATCGATGCCGAGCAGCGGACCAACGCCGGCGGCGCGCTCAATCTCCCATGGCAAGGTGGATTCACGCGGCTCACCCAGTGTCCAGGGAACGTTGGCGACATCTTCTTCCATGACGCAGGCGCGACGACCGGGACGCTCTACCTCAAGCTGGCGAAGATAATGCGGCATCAGGGCGTCGGCCTCGCGTTGACAACGGCCGGCCTGTCATCGAGCGGCTCGACACTGACGCTCGAGCAGGCGGCATCCTCCCGCGGCACGGGGACCAGCGCATCGAACGGATACGCTCAGACCGGGCTATCGTATGGTCGAGGGAACGGCGGGGATATCACGCTACGGTTCGATACCGGGAACACCGGAACCTATCCCGGTCGGCCGCGAAAGCGGGCGCACTTCCGCGCAAAGCCGGTCACCAGCGCGGGCGACGGAATTGTTTTGGCATTGTCGCCATCGCTCCGGTTGACGCGTGGGTATATCCAAACGGGAACGCTCTGGCTCGGGTACTCCGCGTATCCGGTGGCGCAGGCATGGGATGATCTGGATACGGGTCTTGCGACGACCCGCGCCTGGATCAACTACACGACGACCAATGATACGACGGCGCTGGTCGTTACTTACGAGTCGAGCGGAGCGATCAAGCGACTCACCACGCTCGACGAGGGAAGGAATTCGACGGTGGCGACCACCATATTCACGACCGGGACACGGCCAACGTTCTGCATCAGTCCGAGCGGCGTGGAGTACCATTTCGCCTTCGTCTCGGGGAGCAGCTCGATCAAGACGCGGGTGCTCGATCCGCAGGGCAACGAGCTCATCGCGGAGACAACCGTGGTGGCATCCGGCGTCTCCGACTCGTCGATCCACGCGGAATGGCGCGAAGGATACGTTGTTGTCCTCTATTCGACGAGCGGCGGGATCGTGACCAGACGATCCAACGATGGCATCACATACAACTAGGGGAACATAATGGCAAACAACCGGCCCATAGCGCTCAAGGCGGCGGCGGATGCGCTACTCAATGTCGGCGTGATCGAAGAAGGCGAGAACCGTGGTCGCTGGATCGAAACGTACCAGCTCGCCGTGGGTATACCTCCAGGTTCTCCGTGGTGCGCGGCGTTCGTCAGGTATCGCCTGGAGCGGGCCGCCGCGGCGCTGGGGACGACCGTTCCGGCATCCTTCCCCGACTCGGGATGGACGCCTGATTACGCCAATTGGGCCAAGGCGAATGGGTTCTGGATTCCGGTCTCGACCGCCGAGGCTAGTACGGTGGTTCCCAGGGTTGGCGACCTTGCGCTCTTCTGGTTTGCCGCAAAGCAACGCATTGGGCACATAGGTATCGTCGTTGAATCCGGTAAAAACTGGGGCGTTGTCACGGTCGAGGGGAACACCGGGCCGGACGATCCGGATGGAGTCAACCGGGAAGGCGATGGCGTCTATCGCAAGCTCCGGACGTGGGCCGAGCTTGGCAAGCTTGGCGGGTTTGCTCGGATCAACTGGTGAGGTATAATCGGTCGGGTTCTCCTTTCAATCCAGCAAGAAGCCCCGAAGGTTTTCCTTCGGGGCTTTTTGTCGTCAGCTCTGGATCGCGGCAAGGATGCCGTCGTACCACCGCGGCCGGCGTGGTTTCGGCCTGATGCCGTCCATGGTCATGGATTTGACAACCAGCTGGTTCAGCGTATCGATGCCGAGCTCGATGTCGGCGAAGGTTTCGGGATTCACCGCGGGATCGCCGCTCATGCGAACCATCTTGAGCATGGTGGCGGCGTCGTACAGGTTGGCGACGACCGCCTCCAGGCGCGAGTGGGTGGTTTCCTGCTTCTTCATGCGTTGCTCTCCAGTCCTTTGATGCGAACCGATTCCTCGCCGTGCACGACGCCAAAGCCGATGAACTCGGCATCGTCGGGCTTCTCGATCATGGCGGTCTTGACGTCCGGCGGGATGTTCGACACAAGGATCGAGCGCTTGACCTTCACCGCCGCGGGGCAATGGCGCTCGGCCCATTTGAGCGCTTCCTCCTCGTCCTGCACCTCGATCCTCGGCGACGAAGTGCGGAATGATACGGTGCCGTAGGGCGTTCGCCACGTCTTCGACTTTAGGTTTCCTTCGCGGTCCCGCGGAAGCTGGGTGAGTGCGAAGCCGGCGATCTCCTCCTGGTATCGCCGTTTGAACCAGTCCAGGCGCGACGCGGATTCGCGGACCATCTTGCGAACGTTCTCGGACACCGCCTCGAGTTCGGCCATCTTCGCCGCGTGGGCCGACTCCAATTCAAGGTGGCGGCGCATCACCTGCATCGCCACGTCGAGCGAGTCGACCGGTCCTTCGATCCAATTGGAGACCGGCCCCATGTATTCGCCGGTCTCGTCGTCCCAGAGTTCTCCACCAATCTCAACGGTCATACTGTCCTCCGATCGGGCGCATGGTGCGTTGCGGTGCGACTTGCCCGGTTGGTCGCTGCACGTCGGTCGCGGCGTTGGCGTCGTCGTCCTCGTCGGCCATGATGCCGAGGATCGAGGCGATGCCGTATCGCCGACCGTAGGTGATCGCCGAGCCCATGCCATGGGCGTCG